GCGCGCGGGTTGTCCAGCAGGAACTGGGCAGGCGTCACCGTACCCAACTCACCGTTGCTCACTTCCTGAGGGTCGAAGTTGGGCACCAGGGTGGGGTTCTGATGGACGAAAGAAGTTGAGGGCTGACCCATTGCTGATTCCTGGTTACTTGCCGCGAGCGTAACGCTTCACGACCTGTTCATTGCGCTGACCCATTCCGGGCACGGCATCCCAACGGGGAGTGGCGCCCGAATCCTTGGACCCCTCGTTGAGGGGTTTGGAGGGGCGGCGCGGGAACGGAGTCACCGTCCGGATCGCGCCGCCCTTACGGGCAGCCATAGGTTAGCCCTTAGCCGGGCCGCCGATGGGCGACATGGCATCCGCGAAGACCTTCGCGGAGCGCTCGCCACCGAAGACGGTGCTATCGCCGGTGCGCTTCACGTCACCTTTGCCCGGCACCATCATGCTGGGGTTGTAGGGACGCAGACCCCGGCGCTTGGCCGTGACTGCGTGACCACGATTTCCATTGCTCATTTCTTTCACCGTGTTCAGTGGTTGGGTTAGCCGGCGATCTCGATCACCGCGCAACGCTTGAAGAGCGCGGCGCCATTGGCGGTCGGGATGATGTCGGTCGTCGCGGTGATGTCGGTCGGCACCGCGAAGCTGCCGATCCACGTCCAGGTCAGGGACGCAGTGCGCTGCAAGCGGTCGAGCGGCGGACGCACGATCTGCGCCACGTTGTTCACCAGCATGATGTAGCCGATGGGCTTGAAGCCGTCACGGTTGATCCAGTCTTCGAGGCCCTCGAAGTTGCCCTGGAGCAGCGCTTCCGCACCGATCACGATGGGCCGGCGCACGTTGACGTTGAGGCCCGCGGCGGCGTTCTTCGCCTGCACATAGGCTTCGGTCGTGGGCAGGAACTCCACGCCCAGGAGGCTCACGATGTCCGCAGAGCGGTACTCGCGGCTCGCATCGCGGCCGGCGAACAGAATCTTGAAGTCCTGGTCGGCGAACAGCGCGCGCATGCTCTGGTTGTCCAGGATGCACTTGTAGCTGCCGTCCGGCAGGGCCGGCACGCCGTTGTCGCGCAGGTAGGCGACCGCGTTCAGCACGGTGTTGAGGGTCAGCACGTCACCGGCAGCCAGCTGCGCGGTGGTCACCTTACCGGCGGGACGGAACACCTTGGCCGCATTCGAGGCCACGATGGCGTCACCGTTGACCGGGGCGGTCGCGGCGGTGAAGGTCAGAGTGCCGGAGATGCCGTCGGAGACGCCACCGACAGACGACGGATAGATGGAATGGTTGGTGCCGTCCGCGGTCACGCCGGTGACGGAGAGGGTCTGGGTCACGCCTCCCGAGGAGGTGGCGATCTCGTTCACGGTCAGGGGGTGGCCGCCGGAAACCGGGGTCACGACGCCGTTGACCAGCACGTTCTGGAAGCCGCGGATGTCATCGACCTCGCAGGTCGTGGTTGAGGAAGCACCGATGTCGGTGCGCACCCAGGTGTTGCCACCGTTGTAGGCGGCGAACAGGGCGATCTTGGCCAAGCGCTCCAGGGACTGGGCAGCGGCCACGCCGTTGTTACGGCTGTAGGAGATGAACTGGTCCGCGATGCCGACCATTTCCGCCATGGTATCCACGTCGGCGGTCTGGGCGTACTCGTTCACCGAGTAGCTGTACTGCTCGACCGAGAAACTCTGCGGGGTCAGGCTGTTGTCGAGGTTCGCAGCCACGGCGCTCGGGACGAGCGGGGTCACGGTCGGGGCCATGCGGCCCTTACGGGTGCGGGTCAGCGTCTCGCCGATACGGGCAGGGATTGTCTCTTCGATGGCGCACATACGGTACGCCAGCACCGAGTCCAAGCCTTCCTCGAACTCACGATCGAGGAAACCTTCTTGGATGGTAGCCTGCAATGCGGCCGGGAAATCGCTGATGCTCATTTGAACCGTCTCCGGGTACAAAAAGTTGTTTGTTACTACTTTTTGGCACCGGGCCAGCAAGGGGGAACCCTGCCTAAACTCGCCGTATTAACAGCTTCTCACCTCTGGGGTGAAGGGCCGGTTCGCGTCCCTTTTGGAGAGTCCAACCCCGGGAGTTACCCCGGGGTCCAGACTTTACGGATGTTGGTCCGTTTATTTGACTGTATCAGAAAGCCTAGCACAGTCAAGAGGTTCTCAGCAATTACCCGCGGCGCTGCGAGTTGCGGATTTCCCGCAAGTGCTGACGCCGACGCTCTGCGTATTCGCCCGGCGGGAGATCCCGCACGGAGCCCTTCTGGCCTTGCTGCCCTTCCGCGGCCGGCCGACGTTCGCGGCTGCCCGTCTGGCGCATGCGCGGCGAGCCATCGCCACCCTCTTCACCGCCGCCTTCGTTGCCGTCGGCCTTCTTGTAGAGGTTCGGCTTCTTGGTCTTGTGCGCAGCCACGAGGTCCGCCACAGCTTCATCCAGATCGCCTTCCGGCAGATCCTTCAGGCTGTCGATGTTAATCAGACCGGCCACGTCCAGGTCGAGGATTCCGGCGTCTTTCGCCGCGGCCTTCACTTCGGCGCGGAGGAACTTGGCACGCCACTGACCTTCGACGGTCTTCAGCTTGCTCTCGGACTGCTCATACAGATCCTTGTACTTGCCCTGTTCCTTGGCCTTGTCTTTTTCGATGTCGTCCAAGCGCTTCTGGAGCGCGGCGACTTCGCCATCCTTGTCACGACCCTTGGCGCGCAGGCCACGGATCTCGGCAACGAGTTCGTCTTTCTCAGCGGCCAGCTGTTCTAGGGTCGGACCTTTGCCGCCCTTGTTACCGCCACCCTGGTTGCTTTCGCCACCTGAGCCGCCTTCGCCGCCCTTGTTGCCCTTGTCGTCCTTGTTCTCGTCGGCCATCTTCGTACTCCGTTACTTTGTTGTTATTAAGGCGTCAGGGTCTGCAAGACAGCCCCGATGTTCTGAGAGTTGGTGGGGCCTACCGTCATGCGCACGTTGATCCACCGGTAAGGACCGGTGAAAGCGTACATGCCAGCAGCTGTGATGTCATTGCCGATCTTCACGCCACCCGAGCCCGCGGTCGGCGGCTGTACTTCTGCATTGCTGGCCCAGAACTGGATGGTGAAGCCTGTGCCGGCGCCTTCGACGCCGAGGGTCATGTTCAGGAGATCGGAAGCGTCCAACCACGCACCTACATGCGTCAGTTGGTCAGAATTGATGACGAGGATCTGGTTCTTGAACGCCCCGATGGGCGAACCGTTCGCCGGGACGTTTGGACCCATCAACTGGGTACCGTCGGTTTGACCGCTCATGTTGTACTTGTGCCGCCTTAGAAGGGGTCTTGTTATGCTGGAGAGTTCTTAACAATGTAGGCTAAAACCGAAGTCTCGTCAACCGTCTCACCAAGTTTTGCAACCATCTCCAAGACGCCATCTGTCGGCGCCACTGCGGGGAAGAGCATCTTCATGGATTCCACCTCCATGAACTCGTCACCCTGCTTAACGGTTGCACCCTGCTCGGCCAGCAGCTGCGCTACCGTGCCACAGACCGGTGCCATGACGCGGATGCGCATCACTTCAACTCCGCGTCCGGCTCACGCCAGCTGACCTGGATATGCGCCGGGATGTCCGCTTCGATGTGAAGCACGAGACCGTCACGGGCCTCACAACCCAGAGGGAAGCTGCCGGTGAAGGCGCTGGGCTGCCGGAACAGCGGCCGGCCGGAGCCGTTCGCCACCTCAAAGAAGCCTGCGGAACCCGCGAACAGGATCTTGACGCTCACCAGTTCCGAGGTGCGCCGGGAGAGCCGGTACATGCCGTTCTCCATGATCTGACACGAGCGCAACAAGCTGCCCTGTTCCGTGGGCACCTGGATGTCGCGCACCTTCGACGGGTCCACGAACATTATCCCTCCTTGCGGATAATCTTCTTCACGTCCCAGGTAATGGTCAGCACCGGCGGGGACACATCCATGCCGGTGGCCGAGATGGTCAGTCCATGCTGGAAGCCCGCGTTAAGCATCCACATGCCCATAGCCGAACCCGGCGCCTGATACAACCGGCGGCCGTTGCAGGTGAAGTAGTCCGCGTGCAAGTGCTTGCGGCGCAGTTCCTCGTCCGGAAAGTACCCGGTCTTGGGATCCACCACGCCATCCATGATCTCGATGCTGCCCGTGCCCGTATGAGTGCAGGCCACGCCACGCAGGACGCCCACGGTGTCGGATTCCAGGATGTAGATGCCATACTGATCCAACACCCAGGCCTTCGATCCCATCTCGGGCTGCGGCACAGTGATGCGGTAGATCGGCGGCGTCAGCACGTCACCCTCGCGCAGGCCCGCGCGCTCGTTTTCCTTGACGATCTTGAAGCCCTGTTCCATGGTCTATCCTTAGCGGCGCTTGCGACGGCGCGGTGCGGGGTCGAGTGAGACTGAACCGAGCGAGCCGGCGGACGGCTGCTCAGCTGTCAGATTCTTGACGCCTGGGCCGCTCTGCTCATTGGGCGTCGGCTCCGGCGCAGGCTCACCGCTGGTCGTGCCACTAATGGCCGTCTGAGCCTCCAGCGCGTCCAGGTCCAGCGTGCTGCGCACGAAGATCTTGGCCTCATCCTGTTCGAGGAAGCCGTCTACGAAGAACTGATGCAGCGCCGAGGACACCTGTACCAGGGCCTCCGGCGGGGTCGGCAGAGCGCGCTTCCAGATGGCGCCAATCTGCGAGACTGATTCCAGTTGCAGGCCCCGGAAGAGCGGATGCCGGACGGTGATGCCCGCCAGGATCATCTTCTTGAGCAGGGTCAGCATGAAGGTGTCACCGATGGAACTGCGCAACTCCTGCACGAGGTCGATGAACTGGTCATCCAGGTTCTCCATGGCCTTGCCGGACACGGGACCCTTGGAACGCTGCTCTGGGTCCTTACGGGCCGCGGCGACGGTCTCCAAGGCCAGCTTGCGCAGGGTGCCGACATACTTCAGGCCGGCTTCTACGCCCGCGCCCGTCATCTCCAGCAGCTTGGCATCACCGCCCTCGAAAGTCATGCCGGTGCTATCTTTCATGCCGGCCTTGAACTGCAAGACCGTCACCGGGCTGCGCACTACGCGCCCGTCCTTGTCAGCACCGCCCTTCAAGTCACCCTTGATGACCAGTTCGGGAGCCGAGTTGTACCGGACGCCACGGCCAATCTGGCTCATGGTGTAGTCCAGTTCGATGGACATATTGATGCAAGCCGAGAAGGTGGAGTCACCATCCGGCACTTCGCCGCCCGCGAGGTTCACGCACCAGCACGCCGGGACGAAGCCGAGGCGGTGCGCCACCTTGCCGATCAGCTTGCCGTTCTCACGGCGCAGCTTCAGCTTGCTCTCGGCGCCATCGATCGGATTCCACTCACGCTCCGGGATGGGCTTGTAACTGTATTCCGCAGTGGCGTCCAGATCCCGGACGAACCAGTAACTCTTGCCTGAGTCTATCGGGTCGCCGTTCACGTCATGGGAGACCAGAGCCCAGTCCCGGGTCAGGTATGCAATGCGCAGATAGTCCAGCTGCCCATCCGCGGAGAACTGTGGCCAGCAGAAGCGGCTACGCCAGATTTCAATGAGGAACTTGTCATCCACGATCTTGAACGTCGCGGCGACGGAGCCCACAGAGGCCCAGATGGCCGCCTGGAGCATGTAGTAGAAGAGATTGCTGCCATCAGCCAGGGCCTTGATGCGGGCCTGCACCTCCTCGTCCGGATGGTACAGCTTGGGCACATGGTTGCCGGCGAACAGCTTGCGGGCGGTGGTCTTGGCAATGAACTTGGGCAGGTTCACCTGCACAGAAGGCCGGCGCTGCTCCAGCGGGACATACTGGCCGTCCTGTAACTCGTCATAGAAGGCGTTCGGGAGATCATCGTAGAAGGTGCCGTCGAGCAAGCGATCCAGCACGGTCAGGCGCACATACCGCTCCGACTTCTGAGCCCAGATGGGCCAGGACAGCTTATCCGCCAGTTTCTTGAGCATCCGTCTTACCGCCGGTAGATGACAATGGGTTGTGCCTGTCGGCTCGCGTCCTGATCCTCATACAGAACCTTGTGCAGCAGGTAGTCCAGGGCGTACACGGTGCTGTCTACCCAGTCGTCATGCGCGCAATCGGGCTGGAAGGAGAGCAACTCATTAACATAGGGAATGAGCCAAGTCGCTTCTTTAGGAAGTATAACACGGTGCGATTCCCAGACTGGGATGACGGTGCCAGCACGGGCGAACTTGTCGTTACCGCCGCGGCTCATCGGGCTGGTCGGGACCAGGATCTCCACCGGGCATACCGGCTCGCGGCGCAGTTCCTGGAGCAGGCTGGATCCAGAGGCCTTGTCTTCAATCAGGATGCGGTGGGCGCCCCACTTCTGGTACATCTGGCCGATCATCATCTTAATCTGCCCGAAGGGGTATTTTCCGCGCCATGCGTCCAACAGGTAGAACTTGCTGCCCAGCTTACCCCAAACGGTACATGCCGAGAAGTCGTTTTGCTCCTTTTCCTTCACGGCGGTGTCCCAGGCGATCACCACGAAGTCGAAGAGTTCAATGGCCTTTTTGCCCAAGGCCAGCTGGTCACTGATGATCTCCGGCAGGTCGTCATGCACGAGCATGTCGCGCTTGAACAGCTTGCCTTCCATCACGATGTCCCAGTTGCCCTCCAGCCATGCCTGCACGAGCCATGACGGGCCGGAAGCCCGCAGCTGGTTGATGTAGGTGGGGTTGTTCTCCAGCAGCGCCGGGTTGTCCCGGATGGTGGAGGGGATAAAGCACTGAGTCAGGCCGAATGAGTTAGTGAAGATGGTCATCGGCGGCGCGATAGAGATATACCGCTCCTTGCACCATTCGTGGCCACGGCCGCCGGGGTTGCCGGTGAGCAGCATGCGGGTGCGCATGCCAGGGATGCCTGACCGGATGATGGCACGCAGCTTATCCACCGGCTCCGGGTGCGGCCAGTCTGCTACCTCATCGATGGAGAGCCAGTTGACGGACCAGCCCTTGTAAACGTCCACGTCATTGTCATGTTCGACGTAGCGAAAGAGCAGGGTGGCGCCGGAGGGGGCGACCCAGGTGGCCTTCTGTTCCTTGTAGACCCAGCCGACTTCACCCAGAGTCTTCTTGGCGATGTCCTGGAGTTCGGTGAACTCCGTCAGCTTGCGGCGGAAGACGATCCCGCGGGCGTTGCGCCCGTAGCGTGCTTCATGCGCAATCCAGTCAAGGATGATACCCCAAGATTTTCCGCCCCCACGAGCCCCACCAAGAAAAATCTCAAACGCCGGGCATTGGAGAAGGAGAGCCTGCGGGCCGGGCTGTGCCCGGATGACGATTTCATCTTGCCCAACGGTACTCGGAGGCTGTTCTGTTTGCGAGGTCTTTGTAGTATTCATTATTGACCGGGATGAACAGGTCTTCGAGCGGATTGTTCACCACGCCCATCATCACGTCATGCAGATGGTGGGTCTGGTAATGCAGGTAGCGCTGCCGGGCTTGGTCGTAGGTGCAAGCGCGCACGCGGGCGACCATCACGAAACCATTGCTGTTCAGGTTGTGGATCAAGAGCGCCCAGTTCGTCTTGCGCATATCGCGGAGGAACACGAAGGCGAGTGCAATAGCGAGCACCCAGCCCAGGGTCGGTATAGCCGCGACGGCGAACATGATGCTCACGCACAGCACCGAGATGAGGAAGCTGTAGAGCATCGGCATGATGGCAAAGTAGTCGCAGAGCAGATCGAAGAATCCGACCTTGTGCTCCGGGACCGGGAAGAACTTGCCCTCAGGGCCCATCCACACGGAATACCAGTTGTACTTGACCACAGAAACCTCCTCTTAGGCTATGCGGGTCACAATCAACACGGGCTTGCTCGTCAGCTTATCGTTCGTCACCTTGGTCTCGAACTTGATGGGCGGGTGACGCTTGGCGTACTGCGTGGCTGCGGCACGCACATTATTCTTCAGGCGGTGCGCTTCGCCTTCATCCTCAGGCAGTTCGACCGGGAAATAGGCGCCCGGCGCCACCATGTCCTTGAAGGGATAACTTGCACGCAGCTTCTGTTCCGTCATTCTCGTGTCCATGAAAGTTGACGCCACCACTGGGGACAGTTTAACATGAAGTTAAGTCCCAAGGGAAGACCAGGACGCAAACCCAGTCAGAACAAGGAGTTACCGCATGGATCCTCAGGCCACTGTGAATTTTGCCCGGTTGGTAATGACCCAGGCTCAGGCGGCCAAGAAGATCCTGAAGGTGATCTATGACAAGGATAACTGGTGCCAGTACGGGAAGGCCCTAGACGGCCGGGGCCGCGAGTGCAGCCCCATCTCCCCCAACGCCGCCCGCTGGTCCTTCTTGGGGGCTATCTATCGTGCCCGCCTGACCAAAGACGAAGCGCTGTCGATCCGCATCCTCTGCGAGACGAACAAGTTCACCGTGGAGGCATTCAGCCAGTCCACCGACTACGAACTGATCATCAAGCTGCTCAAAGATACGGGCAAGGATTTGGGCAAGAAGACGCAGCTATATGAGGACTGCTGCGCTCTTGCCACCCGACTGGCTTCTACGCCGCAACCTTCAACGGCAGCGGCCGTACACCTGGGAACCACTGCCTCAGATCCGGCTTCTTCGGAGCCGGCACCTCAGGCTTCTTCTTAGCCCCCTCAATCACCGCACCGGCCAATTCGATGGCCCTCTTGCCCGGCAGTACACCGGTCTTCTTGAGGAGAGCCATGGCCACCTCCCCATAGGTTTGCGGCGGGTACTTGCTGTGGGTGCGTACCATCTGGCGCTGAGGCACCAGGATCACATGAACGTAGTTCTCCCGCACGCCTTCCTTGTTGAACCGATCCTTGACCTGCATGCGTGAATGCGCGTTCAGGTCCACATAGGTACCGTCGCGGCGCGTGTGGGCCGGGATCTTGGTGTTCTGACCCAGGATGAAATGACTGCGGAAGGCCCGCATGCCAGAGAACTTGCTGAAGTCGGTGCGGATCTTGCCTAGCATGAGATGGAGCCTCCTCCAAGGCCGACCGGACAGGCCAGCTTGGGACAATGGTAGGACATGACGCAGTACAGCTTGATGCCGCACTGCTGACATACACCTACGCAGGGATTGGGGCCCTCAGGGGCAGGTGAAGCGGTAGGGGTCACTGGGACGAGACCCGGGGCGGCAGGCTCGCCCTGATAGAGCGGCCACACCTCAACGATAGGGGGAACTTGGCAGGGGATCTCCACGGAGTCATCGCACAATGCCAGTGGGGGCTGGTTTCCCAGCCCCCGCTCCGTGGCCTCTTCGTGGGTGCTCCCTGTCCCCACGAAGCTCCCTGAACTGGCTGCGCCGTTAGGCTGCACGCTTGATCTCGATCTGCCCGCCGCCGATGCGGTGGGTGGTGAACTCCTTCTTGACGCGCTTGCCGTACTGGTAGGCCGCCTGGGCCACCGACGGATGCTTGTTCAGATCGAACGCGCGCGTCTCGCCCTTCTTCATCGTGTTGAAGCTGTAGATGGGCGGGCGGCCGGGGCCGCGCTTGGACTTCTTGCTTGCTTTCTTCTTGGCCATTTGATCGCTCCCTGAAAATGGGTTATTAACGTATATTAAGTATGACCAAAAATTGTATTTGTGTCAAGCCTTTTTGGTCTCGGGCATCTCCGCCATTGAATGCTTCTTCGCATTGGACAGCTTCTTGCGCGTCTCCAGGAAGATGTTGGCGCATTCGGCGGCGATCTTGGCAGCCTCCTCGGGCTTGTTCAGATACCGGCCCTCTTCCAGCGCTCGCGTGAAGCGATCGGAGTAGACCTTATCCCACAGGCCCTGATCCGGCGGGATCTCGGGCGTGATGGGTTTCTGGGCGGCAGCGGGGCCAGCTTTCTTTTTCTCAGCCATTTTTTACTCCTTGGAAGTCCTTGACTTTGAGTTTCGTGATGATGCGATGCCCGAGGCGGTTGCGCATCTCCAGCCGCGGCCGGCAGACCAACCCCTCGGCCGCATGCGGCTCGACATAACTGGTCTGGAAGACCTCGGACTGCATGCCGTTCTTGACGTGGTTGACAGCCTCCCACATATTGCCGACGCCGATGACCGGCACGACCTGGACCCCTAGCTTCTGTGCGATGTCCTCCACCGCCTGCCGCTCCAGCCAGATGCCGCCGATGCAGACATCGAACAAGATGAAGCGCTGCTTGGATCCGTAGTTGCCGCCACCCTTCTGGATGCCGGCGCCGAAGCCTTCACCGTACAGGACCGCCGTAGCGTCTTCCTGGGCCAGCTTGGAGAAGTCCAAGGTCTCGCGCAGGCTGTCGAAGGTGAAGACCTCCTGGAGGTGCGTGAGCAGCTTGGTGGGCATCTGCGAGTTCTCATGGTGCCCACCGAACTGCACCGGCTGGGTATCCTGCGGGTTCACCGTGACCCGGACGTTCGTGCCGTCCACCTTCTCGGTCCAGATCCAGTCACCCCAGGCGAGATACTCGAACTCGGGAAGCGCGTACTGGCCGAACAGCACAGTCTTGTGCTTGGTGGCCGGGTCGCGCAGGAAGAAGGTCTGGATCTTGTGGTAGTCGGTCTTGTCGCTCATGTCCCCTCCCAGAACCACACCTCAAGGTCTGTGATTTGGTTTTGTAAGATTATTCGGATTATAACCCGGCGCCCCGCGGTTGTCTGCATGACATGCAGGAGCCAGTGCCAGGGATGCAGCAGCTTCTTCACCAAAGCCATATCCCGCTTGGAGTTCGCGGCGTTGCACTTGTGGCAGAGCAGCCGCGTATGCGGCTTGTCCAGAGCATGATCCCAGCGCAGCACGTTCAGGCGGCTGTGGTCATGCTCCAGGGTCGCCATATTGTCCCGGGAGAAGCATTTCTTCGTCGCGGGGTCTACACAGTCCCGAGGATGGACCAGAGAGCAGTTGCACTGATCGCAGAAGGGATGTTCCGCGAACAGACGATCCCGTCGGGCCTTCTGCTTAGCGCCCACTACTGCCCTTTGCTGGGGTAGTCGTTGGCCACACTCACGCCGGTGATGCGGAACGTGGAGTCATTGTGCTCACCGAGCACCGTCACGAAGTCATCGATGCTCAAGTCCTTCGACTTGGCTACGGCCTCTTCCACGCTGGCAGCGCGGACGCTGACGCCCACTTCGATGTCGATCCGACCAGTGACCTGATATTCCTGCTGCTTTTGCTTTCCCATTATTGTCCCTCGCGTGACGCCCAGAAGCGGCGGTTTAGATTCTGGACCTTATAGCTCACCCAGCGGCAGTTGCCCGGGTAGTACCCCTTCTTCCCATTGCGCCGGTCCAAAGTCAGATCGTCGCGGTATCCATGGCAGCGGGCCCAGTCCCGGAACGCGGCGAAGTCATGCCACGCCTTGCAGACCTTGATACCGGCACCACCGTAGTCCAGATACTTGGTGTGCCCCTTCGTACTCGCAGCGCTGCAACATCCCGTGCCAGATGTTGTGGAGCCGGGTCCTGTAACCCCCATGCGTAGTCTTGGCCTTCCGGATCCGCTCACGACGAAGGCATCCGCAATGGTCAGTCAGGCCGTGGACCAGCCGGAACTTGGTCGCCCGGATGGTCCCGCCACACTTGCATTTGCACTTCCAAGCCCTGTCCTTCCCCAACCGGCCGTCTTCGCCAACGACCGCGAGGCGCCCGAAGCGCTTCCCGGTCAGGTCTTTCATACGCGCCCGTGCTTTTCCTTGAAGGCCGTGATGCTGATGGGCACTAGGGGCTCAATCAGCTGCATGAGGGCCTTGGCGTACAGCTGCATCTCAAACTGAGAGTGCGGGTCATCCCGCAGGTAGAGGAAGTGCATCAGGTTGTGGAGGTCCACCGTCGCATACATGCGGCTGTAGGTCGCCACCGGCAAGACTGAGCGTGCCAGTTCCTTGGCGCAGCCCTTGTCCAACAGCAGCTGATAGATGCGATTGGCCTGCTGCACCTGCCCGGAGATTATCTGGCGGATCTCGTCGGCATGCTCGCATTGCACCTGGGTGCGGGCCTGCTTGTTGTGACTGTCGGGGGTGGTGATGTCCTGCACCTCCGGCACATAGAAGCCCAGGTCCAGCTTCGCGTATCGGCCGCTCATCTCGTTGAAGCTCCACGTCCGGTGGCGGTGCCACTGACGGAAGATGAAGAGAGGCGCCTGGATCTCAAACTGGAAGATAACGTGCTCGAAGGGGGAGGTGTGGTTGTTCAGCATCATGTACCGGATGAGCCGGTAGTCACTGCCTTCCTCTAAGCCGGGCCTCCAGTCAGCGTTATGGCTGACCCGCGCGGCCCGCGCCACGGTCAGGTCGCTTCCCATGTGGTCCGCGAGACGGACGAAGCCATGATCCAGTACCTTGAGCTCACGGACCATAATTACCCCTTCACGCAGATGATTTGATGCAGTTCGGTCACTACTTCCACGAGGTCGCTCTGGTTGTCCATGACCTGCTGGATGTCCTTGTAGGCCCCGGGAATCTCATCGATCACCTCGGCGTCCTTGCGGCACTCGATACCGAAGGTCTGGGCCTCCAAGTCCTGCACAGTGAACTGAGCGCGCGCGGCGGTGCGACTCATCTTGCGGCCAGCGCCGTGTGAGCAAGAGTCGAACGAGTCCGGATTGCCCTTGCCGCGCACGATGAAGCTGCGGGCGCCCATGCTGCCCGGGATGATGCCCAAGTCGCCGGCACGTGCCCGGACGGCCCCCTTGCGGGTGATCCAGACGTTTAGGCCGAAATGGTTCTCCCGCGCCACATAGTTGTGGTGGCAGTTGATAGCCATCGGCAACATCTCGTAGTCAGAGTCTTCCCCCAGCCGTTCCGGGAAGTGCTTCTGCATGACCTGCACCACCGCCCGCAGCATAAGCGTGCGGTTGGTCATGGCGTAGTCCTGAGCCCAGGCCACGGCCTTCATGTAGTGGTTGAAGTTCTCCGAGCCGTCGGGCAGGTAGGCCAGATCCTTGTCCGGCAGGTGGACGAACCACCGTTCCATGTCCTTCTTGGCCCGCTCGATGAAGTAGGTCCCAATGGCGTTGCCGATGCCGCGGCTGCCCGAGTGGAGCATGATCCACACGTTGTCTTCCAGGTCCAGGCACAGTTCGATGAAGTGGTTGCCGGTGCCCAAGGTACCCAGCTGGTTGATGGCCCGGGAAGCGGAGCGGTGCAGCTTGGGGAACTCCTCTTGGAGGCGCCACAGGCGCGCTGTGAGGCTCTGGGAGGCGTTGCCGAAGTCGGTGCGGCGGCCCTCCGGCTCAGCACCGAAGTAGGCATGGACGAGCGTGGGGATGGCCTGGATGCCCCAAGCGCCCTTGTCGTTCACTCCGCCGTTGTCCGAACGGCCGTGCGGGACGGCTGTTTCAATGTCGGAGCGGATGGCGTGCAGGTTGGAAGGCAGGTCACGGCCCTTCAAGGGCAGCTTCAAGGCCACCATGCCGCAGCCAATGTCCACACCCACGGCGGCCGGGATGATGGCGCCCTTGGTGGCGATCACGGAGCCCGCAGTGCTACCGAAGCCTGCATGCACGTCAGGCATGGCCGCGACATGCTTGTGGATGAAGGGAAGTTCCGCGAGGTTGCGCAGCTGCTGCTCAGCCGACGGCTCTACCTCATTCGTCCAGATCTTGACCGGCCAGCGGCCTTCACCCAGGACTTTCTTGATGCTCATGCCGCGCTCCGGTTGTGGTAGAAGGCCGGGTTCGCATGCCCCGGATTGCCCTCATCCTCATCCATGCCCACGGTCAGGGCTTCCACCCCGGTGGTATAAGAATCACACGGGCGCCAGAGCAGCCCACAGGAGCCGCACTTGTGTATGCGATGGGGCGGGTTGGTCCAGCCGGTCGCCGGTTCCGGCGCATCAATGTGCTGGGTCATGCAGCGGGGGCAGAAGAGCAGCATCTTGATCGGGGTGGTCAGCACCGTGAACAAGACATCCTGCAACGGCTTGTGGATCGTGCCGCAATGCGTGTCCACGATCTCTTTCTGCGCCTCGGTCAGCTGCAACATGGTCCCCTCCCCTAGAAGTTTGTGAGTGGTGGGACTTGCACCCCACTCCGCTTACTGGCTTGCTCATCTGAGGCTAGTTTAGGGTTGCGAGCCCTTGGGTCTGTTCCCAGCCTACAGCGCACTTTTGCCCAACGCAGCGGCCCGTATACGTTACTAGCCGGGGGGCCCTAGTTTGGCCCGTCACTCAAAACAAATGATAATTGAGTTAATTATTAAAGTCAAGCGGCTTCCATGACATCCAAAAGAGATTCCCAAAGCTGCCAAGGAACGATGGCGCGCTCAGCAGCATCTTTTAGACCCTGTGTACCTGTCCTAGCCCCCCTTGGAGCCGCCTCATGGCAGGGAGCACCGTTCTTGCAAGCGGGTCTAGGCTGCCAACCGGGCACAACACCCCACAAATCCGTGGGTTTCATGCGGGTTTCTCCGTATTGGCAATACGTAACAGTGAATCTAGGTAAACCAGCCACACAGGGCAGCTTACGCAGCATGCCACGGGGATTCTCCATGAGCCACCCCTTAGTAGGCTGTAATTCGAGAATTAAAGACACAGTGTATTCGACCAATTTTTGACTGTAAGCAGCATGTTCAGTCAAAGGCAAATAACCACGCTTACCGCCACCCCAATGATGCCCAATACTGGCTACAGAGAAAGCCTCACAGGGAGGAGAAGCCCAGATAAAGTCAAATAACCCATAATTTTGCAGCAACCAAGCAGCTGTAACCGTGAATATATCTGCGGTTATCGTGGAATTGAATCTAGCAAGGTAATCAAGAGTTATGTACTCATGGCCCCGAGCTTCAATTAACTGTTTACGCCACCCCCCCCCTAGGCCCGCATATAAATCCAATATCCGCATATTTCACAGCTTCCATACGGACGCCTGATGCTCTTTCGTGAGAGTCTCAGCGAGATGAGTGGTGCATACGAATGCGTCCGGCTTGCCGATCGTATTGAAGCAGACCCGGAACGCTACTGGCGCCACGCAGCCGCGTGGGATGACGGAGGGATAACCGCAGTGAGGCTCATCCTCGAATCCGCGAAGGGCTTGACACTCAGCACATTGGCATAATATCTCGTTGTGGACCACCGGGAAAGTGCGTTCATATTCGTTAAGTCCCAAAACGGAGAAGTGCTGCTGGGATCGGGGGCGCAGGAAGGCTGGGATAGGCTGCCCAGTACCCGGCGCGACCGTCTTACCCTGATCCACGAAGTCACTGACGTAGGTGCAAGCCTCACTGAGTAACTGCACGGCCTTGGTCAGGAGTGGGTCGGCGCCCAGCTTCTCCACCTCCAAGGATGCCTCGCGGATCTTGAGTTCCGCCGGCACCATCTTGTCCAGGTGAATGCGGCGGGGTAGTTCACTGCCATGAGCCATCAGCGGGGCTCCGTGGGTTCGCCCTTCTGGAGTTGCGCTATGCGCCCCTTCAGGTACTCCACCAGCATCGGTTCCCGATAGAAGTACTGGTCCGGGATGCCCAAGATCTGCACCTTGGAATCATACTGACCCTTGAACTTCTCACTGATGGCTCGGGCATGCTCTGTGCCCATGACATAAATTTCCTGCGCCCATTCGCACAGCTTATGGTCCACGGTCACGATAGCGCCATCCATGATGCCGGCGGCGCGGGTGTTCCAGTTGTAGGGCTCAGCAGCGAAGATGTGGGACGCCGTGGCTGAGCGCAGCATACCGCCAGAGCAGACGAAGAGCACACGCTTGAAATCACCCTGCGCCCGTAAATTCAGTTGACCGAGATGACTCATTTAGTTTCCCCTTTTATTCGTTAGAAGGACAGGCCGGGTTGCTGCACCACGTTCCGGCCCAGTCATTGGACTCCAGCATGGACTTTTTGCAGTAGGGACAGCGCCAAGGATTCCCATATCCCAAGCATGCGAGCAAGAAAAGTGCGATTGAAGCCACGAAGAGCCAATCCCAGACGCTCATGCTGCTCCCCCTTGAAAAAGATCCCGCGCCTCCGCGTCGTTGGGCCTGTGAAGCCACGCACGGAGGGCGGGTGAACCAGATGCGGCTATGCTCCCTTGGTCTGTCCTACACCACGGACCTCTGGCTACCGCTCGCGGCTCCCCAGGTGTATGGGTGTCCGCTGAAGCAGGGAGACTATGGTACAGCCTGTTTCCCGAATCTGGGGTCGGCCACCTCGCGGTGACCTAGTGGGCTACGCCCACTATTAAGTCTATAGAGCAGGCGAGGAATTGTCAACAATCAGCAGACAAAAAGAAGGCCCCGAGGTGGGGCCTTCTTCACTTCGATCTCGCTGAATCAGTTAGCCGCAGGTGCCGACGGAGACTGTGAACGGCCCGAAGGCCTGCTCGGTATAGATGCTGGCGCCTGAGGCAGTGTCCGCATGCTCGTCCGCCAAGATCAGAGTACCCGTGTTCAGCGTCATCTTTTCCTTGTAGCCGTCCGGCCGGCGGGGCATGACAGCTTCCACGGTCACGTTGCAGAAGCCGTCGAAGGCTTGCAGGTCGGTGATGACTGCGGGGATGAGGACGATGTTGCCCTTCTGGAGGGATCGGTTTCGTGCGTCGTGCATGGCTGCTCCTTGGAGAATCGGATAGAAAAAGTCCCCGGCAGGGATGCCTCCCGGCCGGGGGTTGCTGACGCTCTGCCAACTGAGCTACGGCGCCTCCGGTCCCCGATGCCTCAGGTTCCATCGCTGGCACTCCGGCGGGACTCGAACCCGCGACCTTTCAGCCAATTACAAGATTAACAGAGGAGTAATGAAATTACAAGCCTGGAAACGGTTTTTCAACCCATAAAAAAGCCCCCTCGCTGGGAGGGGGCTTCTCGTAGGCCGTGGGCGCCAAAGGCTTAGTAGATGAAGTTCGCCGGCACCGACTCAGGCACGCCCGTGATGCTGATGTCGTTGGCGGACATCAGGTAGGCCGGAGCCATCGTATCTTCCGTGGTGCAACTACCGGTGTAGTCGGAGTGCATGGTGATCGTGGTGTTCGCGGTCTGGCCGGCCTCCACCATGTCCAAGGAGCCATCGTCAGGCGCGCGGAACACGATACCGCTGGTAAGGGCCATCGTGTTATACATCTCGCCGTCATCGATCTGGTAACGGTCGCCGGTGCAATCCGTGCTCGTGAACCAGACGTGCTTGGCGCTGGCGATATTGCCGGTGCCTGAGATCGCGCCGTAGAAGTACTGGTGGCCGTTGATGGGGCACTGCTTGAAGTAGGTGATCGCGCCGCTCACGGGGCCGGGCGGGGCATCGCCGACGTGCTCGCCCATGTCCGAGCAGGGACCGAAGCCGGTGTCGAGAGCCGCCAGGAAGGTCTCATGCGGCAAGCTGCCGTCGAGGGTCGCGGCGGCGACACGCGCGGTGGCACGCTGGATAGCCGCCGTCAGGGCAGTCGGCGCATCCGGGGAGTGCCCGAAGGACGACATGCGGGCGATGATCTCTTCGTCGGCGGCGATCTTGGCCTCGGCCGTCTTGATGAGCACCTTGTCGGCGCGCAGCGTGGCATTGGCCGTGGCAATCTTGGCGGTGTCGCTGGTCACCTGGGCCTTCAGGGTCTTGAAGGCCGGCGAGGCTGCCAGCTGGGCATTGAACTGGGCCTGGGTCTCCGTGGCGGACGCGCCGAACGCGGCGGTCAGCAAGAGGGCTGCCAGGAGCAGACGGCAGATAGGGCTTTTCATATAGGACTCCATTGCTTCGTGTGTAAAGGAGTAAACAATATACCACCCTCACTCACAGAATGCAATGGGCTAAAATCCCGGGGATTTGTAGGGATTTCCCTACCTAATCGTCAGCCAAGCGCGGCCGGGGGTGCAGCTGCCGGATGCGTTCTAGCTCTATCTGCACCAGTTCCGGGAAGATGCGGATGAGGATCTCCGCAGCCGTGGCCTTCTCGTACTGGGGCCGATCCATCTGGAGCAGGCGGGTCATCCACTCGTCCTCTATGCGGTGGGTCACGCCGACCTCGAAGCGGTCATACTCCTCGCAACACATGCGCTGCGGGTCGTTCCACCAGTCCTTGGGGATGACCTTCTCCGGGTTGTAGCCGCAGAGCACCGCATTCTGGCAGCGGTACTTGTACCAGCCCTCCGGGGAGTCTTCCACCGGCACCTTGTAGGGCGTGGGACCGTTCCGGCCGCACAACTCCAGCATCAGGGTCTGCATGGTATAGATGGGGCCGGCCCGCAGCTGCTTGGTGAAGCGGCGCGGACCTTCCACGGAGATGATAATCTCCACCTTCGGGCCGTGGGCCTGGAGCGTGAAGGTCTGGCTTACCTTGCCCATGTTAATACCACTCGATGTTATGCTCGTAGCCGAACCGGAAGAAGTTAAGCATGTCCCGCTGATCCTGCGTCAGCTTGCTGGCGTGGTCGATGGTCACGTTCAGCGTGCCGCGGCGGCGCCAGCAAGCTGACGCTCCAGCCATTCCGGGCGCACAATCTTCAGGTCGTCCCGGCCCAGGTAGCGAGCGAGGTGCTGGGGGTAGTGCAGGTGGCTGTTGCACCAGACGAACGTGGCGCCCTTCGGCGCGCGGACCATCTGGCGGGTGGTCTCACCGGTGTTGCGGCCCGGCGGATCCTGGCGCAGGCGCTGCTTCAGCATCTCGTGGAAGAAGATGCTCTTGCCGCCGCCCCGCCCGGCCATGTAGAAGAACTGAAGCACATCAGTGCGGTCGTCGTGCACGCTCGGGTCCACGGCGAAGTAGACGTAGGGGCCCTTGAGTGCGTTCTTCCGCAGGTAGTCCCGGGCGCGGTTGAGCGTCTCCAGGGTCAGCGTATCGTCGTTGGACAGTTCCACCTTGCCAGCGTAGGGCTTGAAGTCATGCTCGCACCAGCGGACGCCGTGCTGGGTCCAGCCGTTGCCCTCGTTCTCCCGCTCACCCAGCTTCCAGGTCGGGGAGGGTGTGGCCACCACCGTACCAATGCCGGGCTCCGTGAAGAGCACCACCAGACCCGGATCGCTCTGGCTTTCCTTCAGGCAGGGATAGGAGGTGAGGGACTCGCTGCGCAGGATCTTGGACTTCATGTTAAGCCTCCACGGGGATGCCGAATGACTTGAGGAACTCCGCCATGTGATTCTGGCCACGGTGGCAAGGATAGGTAGAGCAGTTTCTAACCGGGTGCGGGCTCATGCCCGCTCGCCGTTCGCGTTCCGCAGGACCAGGGGGTGCCCCATGGTGCGGTTGAGCAGGGCGTCACGGATGTCCTTGGCCAGCAGCGGGTACTCCTTCTCGCAGGCCCGCGCGTAGGCGTCCAGGGCAGCGAAGGAGAACGGGTCGTGCTTCAGGTCCAGGACGAAGTAGGGGCAGTCGTCATGCTTGCGGCCCTGCTCCGATTCACCGTCGGTGCGGATCACATCGAACTTGCCCGGGATGATGCCGCGTGTCTTGTCGCCCATGTTCCCCTCCCTTGAAGTTGCCCAGCTTACCTTCGTACTGGCGGCGTGTCCTTGTACTTCGGGGGCGCCGGGGTGGCCCCTTTAGGCGGGACAATCCTGTGGGTAACGCCCCCACACCGCGGCTCGCTTGCAATCGCCAGCTAGATTCCTGTTCAGACCAGCCGATGCCCGGGCAACTGGTTCATGGTGGAGTAGTCCCGGCTTCGTTCCAGTCGGTCCCCAATGCGTAGATCGGGAAGCCCACCGGCGGAATCCATAGATTAACATACCGTGTCAGAAAAAGCACGGATTTTTTATTGTTGCAGGAATCGTTTCAGGCAAACCCTGCCGGCCCAGCATTGGCGCGGCTTGAGCCCGGATCCTATCGTTCCAGCTATAACCTATATGTTATAGCTTAACGTTTGTTCCAGAACGCCAGATCCCAGGTGCGAGGCCCCATCCGGCACCCGTTCCACCGGTGGTATAGCATCCAGCGGGGGCGGTGCTTACGCTTCTTCACCGGAGGCGGCTCGGGCGGGGGAGTCTGAGGCTTATCCACCAGAGGCACCCAGGGCTTCTCAGGCTCGGCATCATCCACCACCTCCAGGAAGTCCCCGGTGGTGGCATGGCAGAACGGGCAGTCGAGGGCGGCAGGTATTTCCATGCGCCCAGTATAGCCCACCTAGACAAAGATTAACATCCCAGGATGGAGATCAATGTCGGGGGTGTGGCCCGCGCCCCCCATCCCGGCCAAAAGAAGGCCCTGCCTACCCCCCGCCTGCCCTTGTGCCAATGCCTAGGCGCTGTTCGCGCTGCCTGAGGGCCGGCGCTAGGGGCTGGGATGCGCGTCCTACAGGGCGATACAGGCGGCCGGGCGTTTATGCGCCTCAAGCCTTGCATATACAGTACGCTTGGCATGAGGCTTGCTTAGGGGTGATACAGGCATAAGCAAGCGCCGTGCCAAGTCTCCAATATGACAGTGATAAATAGTTAGCATATTCCCTTGCATTAGTTTATCAATGTGCTACTCTTTAACCATCAGACACCCGGAGCTAATGCCCATGCAAGCCATTACATGCCAAGCCGAAGGCCTCATTTACAAGGCGCTTACGGCATCAGGTTATGAGGTGCTCGCAGTCTATCCGGGCGGCGAGTGCACGCTATCCGTAACCCGGTTACGCTTTCCCGATTGCTTCCACTGCGGGGGCAAAGGCACGGTGCTAGAGATCGGTCTATCCGAAGGCTGGGGCGCATCATGCCAGCGTTGCGGGCTCAGGCTGACACTACGGCAACACTCAATGATGGGAGCGCGTACAGCCTGGGACTTGCGCGAAGTGTCATACACGCATGTAAAAGCGTTTTTGGCGGTGGAAGTTTTCTGAGCGTGTCGGCGGGGTGTACGGGGCCGGAGCCCCGCCCGGCTGGCACTGGCCTAGGGGCCAAGGCCTAAGGCCTGAAGCGATGATGTCAAGTTGTCTTGTCATTGTGTCAAGTTTCCTTTACATGAGGGTATGACCATGCGTACATTCGACACCTATACCAAGGGGACTTATATACTTGACTCCCTGTGGTAAATAGGCTATAGTTAGACCGTGTTTAAGCTGCGCCTCGGGCTGAATCAGGGGCTGGAGAAGACGATGAAGACCGTACCTAATTACTATCGCCGCCCCGCCTTGGAAGACCCGCAGAACTCATGGAGCGTCTTCGAGAGGGGCCGTACCAATGATTTCGGCGAGCCCTATTGCGTAGCGGCCGCCGTGACGCTACAGGAAGCTGAACGTATGGTGAAGCAGCAAAACCAAGCCGCTCTCCGGGAAGCCTTTGAGGGCATCGTGGAGCTTCACAATGGTTAACCATCCCAACCGTAACAAGAAGTGCAGCATTTGCAAGCGCACTCAAGAGGAACTCGCCAAGATTGGCATCAGTTTGGTGGTGGTATCTGGCTCCGAGCAACGGTGGAAGAAGGGGCGTCCCTTCCGTACACCGTTCAAAAAGAGGCTTTGCCGAATCTGCGAATGTGACATGGCAGGCGATGGCGCAACCATCACAGAAGTCAAGGAGCTTGCTGTATGAACGACCATGTAACCATCAGCTTGCTGGATATGTTCAAGCTGTTCCCGGACGCGGAAGCCGCCCGCGTCTACCTCGAAGCGCACCGCTGGCCGGATGGGGTGAAATGCCCCGTCTGCACCAGCGGGGAGCGGGTCGCGGTCAGGAAGGGCGGTTACTACCGCTGTCATGCTTGCCGCGAGGACTTCACCATCCGCACTGGCACCATCTTCGAGCGCAGCCATGTCCCGCTGCACAAGTGGCTGTATGCCATGTATTTCCTTGTGACGGCCCGCAAGGGCATCAGCTCGGTCCAACTCTCCAAAGAGATCGGCATCACGCAGAAGTCGGCTTGGTTTGTCCTGGGACGGCTCCGCGAGGCTTGCGGGGCGGACCTCAAGATACTGCGCGGGACCGTGGAGATTGACGAAACATTCATCGGCGGCAAAGAGGCCAACAAGCACAAGGGCAAGCGCCTGAATCAAGGACGTGGTGCCGTGGGAAAAGCCGCCGTCCTCGGCATGCGTGAGCGTGGCGGCCATGTGGTCGCTATGCCTGTCGGGGACGTTAATACCACCAACCTACACCGCGCCATCCACACCCATGTCGAGACCGGGAGCGCGCTCCATACCGACGAACACGCGGCTTACAACGGCTTGGACGGCATGTTCTTCACCCATGAGACCGTGAACCACGGCGCGGGTGAATACGTCCGCCAAGGCGTTCACACCAACGGCATCGAGAGCGTGTGGGCGGTGATGAAGCGTGGTCTGCATGGCGTCTATCATCATGCCAGCCCAAAGCATCTAGGCCGCTACGTCAATGAGTTCACGTTCCGGCTCAACGATGGCAACGTGAAGCAGCATACCCTGGCGCGCATGGATAGTCTCATAGCCGCTGCTCAGGGCCGCAGGCTCACCTACAAGGAGCTAATCGCATGAAGCCCCAAAAGGCCCTAGATGCGGTTGCGGACAAGGTGCTGGCTTACCGGATGCCAGCGCGTACCAAAAAAGCAAAAAAGCGGCAACGCAAGCGCCGCAAGGCTTTAGGGAGTTAAGTATATGAATCCCTTATGATAGGCGCCACTGATAACGCGGACGCGCTGAAAGAGGCAGGCCGCTCCCTGGATTCACGCTATACCCCCGAACTGTCCCGCCTGGAGTGCTGGGACGGCGCGCGCTATGTGCCGGTGCTCCCATGATCGGCGAAGCTGAAAAGGCAAAGCTACGGGACGCAATGCGGCACCTTCGCGCCAAGGGCCCGCGCCTGGATACCGGGGAAGCCGCCTTGCTTATCACGCTGGAGCGGCAACACGGCTATGACCTAGACGCGCTAGATTCTACATTCCCCGAACTAAAAGAGGATACCGCCCCATGAAAGCGCCGCGCCTTGCTACTCTCTCACCCGCTGAGGTGAAAGCCTGGGAAGCCGCCTTTAGCTATGCGATGAGCGTGAAACACCTCAGCGCTATCCGGGCGGATGCCTACGCCTGGGCCGATGCGCGGCTGGACTTCCTAGAGGCCCTCAACTCTAAGAAGTGGGTCGTGCGCTTCTATCAGGGCAACTGGCGCATAGAGCACCCCATCGGTGAGCACAACCCCATCCCCGGCGCTACCTACGGGCAGCAATGGAGCATCGGCGCGGTGATCCCTGAGGGCTATATCGGCGCAGAGGGCAAAGCTAAGCGCCTCTGCGAGTTCCTCAATCAGCACGGTTTCAAGGGCTGAGCCGTGACAAAATGCTTCGCCTGTGATAAGCGGTTAGAGACACTTATCACGCCGCCAAATACAGCGCACACCGAAGACGGGCAAATCGTTTTCGTGGGCCGCGAATGCTGGCGCAAGATCAAGAAGATGGACGCCGCAGGCTGGCAACCTCCTAAGGGTGGCCCCCGGCTGTTTAAGGAGGCCAAGACGTGCATACGCTGATCCTGCCCGGCCGCGCCGGTTACCTGCTGGTATTCGAGCGCAAGTCTCGCGGCATCTATCCCACGTTCGAGCGGGCATTGCTGGGCCTGCAAATGTGGGAGTACCGTGTACTGCTGCACCCGGCGCGTGTATGAGAGACTCCCTCCCTCTGCTCAAGCATAAGGCGGATGAGCACCTGCGGGCCGTGATCCATCCAAGCCTGCCCCTCTGGGGCCTGATTTGCTTCAGGTCCAAGAATGAGCGGGTGCATAGTGTCTGTATTCTGCTGAGCCCCAGCGAGGGCCAAGTGCTGAACCTGACGGGGGAGATAGCCTTGGTCCTGGGTATGAAGCTGGATCGCAGGCGCCGCGGCATTAAGGTTGAGCCGTTCGCGGTCTGGAGTGGCGGGGAGATCATCGTGCGCCAGCTGAGCGCATATCTATACGGCGATGCGGGGAGATTGAGATGCGGGACCTTGTAAAGGTCTATCGCGTGGAGCATGCGCAGACCGGCCGGGGACCCTATGGCCCCCAGGGCACTTACTGCTTCCAAGGGGATCCAAAGCGCCACCCCATACCCCGGTTCCATGTACCAGATGGCTGGCTATTTGCTTTCCCCACCCTTCGCGCTTTGGGGTGGTGGTTCCATGTTGGAGAACGTGAGGCTCTAAAGAAAGCCGGGTTTGTCTGCATTGTCCAGCTTGTGCCTAGCTCAAGCATGCGGGGCACTGACAACCAGTGCGTTTTCGATCCTGATGCAGTAGAGGGACACCACGATACTTATCAACTTGACAATTTAAAAGCAGCGCGTTAATCTAATACCGTCGTAACTAGGGAGAAGATCATGTCTCAGGGGAAGCGTCGTAATCTCGGGTACTCACCTGAGATGTTCCAGCGCTGCACGCATGGCGTCCGGCTCATGCACGAGTGTAGCATCTGCGAGAAGATCCAAGTGCATTTCAATCGGGTGCAGGCCCGCGAGGAAGCCAAGGCGGACAAGCGTCGGCCCACCCGCGTGTGGGAGCCGCGCCAGGAGATCGTGCAGGAGTTCAGCCGGCCGATCTTCAATGACCCCGCCATGGGCTACGCCTAAGGGCACCCCATGCGCATCTATCAACTCATAGACGGCAAACTCACG